CTTTAATTTTGTATAATATATAATTTAAGATATTTTTTGTTAAATTGCAGAACATAAAATTAAATATGTTCTGCTAAAAATTTAACTGTGTTATATAGACCAATGCATAATAATATTTTTTGATCATCCATGTCTGATATAATATCTGGAGGCAATATATTGTATTTAGAGCACCAATCTATAGCATCTTTTGCTTTTTCAGAAACATCTGTACTATGGGGGCTATTTTTATCCGAAATATATTTTAAATTGAATCCAGTTGCAATTCCTTTTGCAACTGCAGTAGCAAGCTTATTTTTGTTTTTTTGATATATTTCAATATCATTGCTGTTATCTATGAAACATACCTCGAGCAATGCCGAACAAACTCCCTGAGATTTTATTTTTGAAATAACACGGAAATCTTTTCTTTTGACACCTCTGTTGTGATATTTAACGCAATTACATAAGTTTTTTAGAATTTCGTTTTCAACAGTTATTCCACTTTCAGCTGTAGTAACAAATATTTCACTTCCAGAGCCACCTCCTGAATTAAAATGAATTTCCAAAACGTAGTTATATTTTGAAAAATCATAATTATTAGAACCTAAGAATTCAAACCAATTACGATTAGTATCTGCCAATGTTACATTGCAAAAAGATTTTAAATTTTCTTTTAGCAATACAACAAATTCTCTAGTCAACTCAGCTTCTTCATAACCATTGCCGATAGCACCGCTGTCACCATTTCCGTGACCTGCAATTAATAAAACGTTCATCCTCAATTCTCCTTTTTATATGTTAGGTTCATCATATGTCATAGCTTTTTTGCTGTCACTTATACCTTTTGTTGTAGGATCAATTAAAAAATTATAAATACTTATAACCATAATAAAAATTATATATGGGTTTGAAAAAGCTTGACGAATAATCTCAAATAGTTTATACCATGACGTTATTTCAGAGGCTGTTATTCCCATATAGGCAAAAATAGATGAGATTATTGAAACTATTAGCTGAATATAGAACACAGGATTTTTAAATCTTATTTTCCAATTAATCATATTTTTCACACTCCAATCTTTGGATTCGTTGTTCGTTGGATTTTTCTTCTTGTTCAACAATTGTCATCCGTTCAACAAGATTATTGTGAGCTTCAACTTTCTTTTCTAATTGTTCAATTCTGTATAGTGTTTTGTCATTTGATTTCATAACACCTATCATAGAACCAATGATTGTTCCAGCCATTGAAATTAAAGCTACAATAATTGTACTGTCTATAATTTTCATATTTACTCCTCTCGCATATAATATTTTTATAATCTTAAAAAAATATCTTATTATCTATATAAGACAATAGATTGAATACATATAATTCTATAGTTCACCTCCTAAAAACAATATTTTTTTGCATATAGAATGTTGTATCTTTTATATGTAAATTATTTGTTATATGTATATCTAATAATTATAGATAGATAGAAATATATAAATGTAAACTGTTATAATACTTTTTGTTAAATATACGATGTGTTATATTAATTTTTCACGTAAGAAGAAAGAAAAAAGTATATTATAAAATTCATTGTATTTTATGAAAGCTTAGTTTAAATGTTGAGGATTGAGTGTATAAATAGTGAATCAGAATCTTGTCAGAATATTATGATAGCTATTTTCAAGAACATTTGCTTATGATAAAATAGTTATATTCAGATAATCATTTATTGCCATAAAATAAATAAGCTGGGTTCATCAAAATATTTGATGATAAATCCAGTTTGTTTTTTATTAATATTTAAATAATTGTATAAACAATATATATATATATTGTGATATTTAGACAAAAAAGATTTTTTTGTGAATTAGGTTCCTTTTTTCACTGCTTTTTGCGATTTATTATTAATGAGGAGCAAAAAAGTTCATTTTCAAAATTACATATAGAGGGGTGGAAAAGTTATGCTTAATTCCTCATATGATGGTGAAATAGAACAATGGGATATGATTGATAAGTATAGTATGAATGTTATATATACTGCATCAGTTGATATACGTCGCAGAATGAGCGCAAAGAAAAGAAGTTTTGATTTTGTTGAGTTTGATACAGATTTAGTAGGAGAACAAGATATATATCCAAGTGAATATGTTATTTCTGATAACAGCGGACATTGTTGCAATGTTAAGAATGAATGGTTGTATGAAGCTATGTTATTTCTTGATGATAAATTAAAAGAAGTGTTGATATTAAAATATTGGTATTTATTATCAAGAAGAGATATTGCAAAGATATTAAACGTTTCAGAGAAAACTATTACAAATTGGAAAAACAAAGCTTTTAAGCTAATAAAAAATTATAAAGAAAGGAGATTGGAGTGTGATATTCGTGGACCTTAAGAATCGAACTGCAGAAAAAGCTATCAACGGGGATTGTGATGCACAGATATTAATGTTGAAACGCTATGAGAGATATATAAATAAAGTTTCAATGGTTACTAAAAAAGATAGGTTTGGAAATTTGATAAGATATGTAGACGAAGATTTTAAAGCAGAGATACAGATGAGGTATCTTGAAGAACTTTTGAAATGTAAGGTGATAAAAAATGATAACAATACAAAGTGACTTATTTGAGTTTGCTTATGTACCCGATTGGTACAGGCATCTTCATGATTTAAAATGTATGGCATTGCCGGAGGCGTGGCAGTTCAAGAAACCGGCAGTTGAAACAAAGAATGCAGAAACACCGATATTGGAACGATATATACATACAATTTTTCGTAAACAGGCTATTGAATTCAACTCAGAACAAGAATATAATAAAGCATTAAAATATTTTTACATTGAGAATGAATGTGCCTGCTTTCATACAGGATTATACACCCCGAGCTATAAAGGCATATACGGTTGCTTTTTCAGAAATAAAAAGCAGGATTCTATGCTTGAATGGTATTTTAAAGGCTTTTGTGATGAAATGTCACCGTGGCTTAAATATATAGAGCCGTTGCCTGAACGGCCGGTGTATCATATGGCACAGCAAGGTTTGAATTTTAATCCCGAATGGTCAATAAGGGTAAATGTTGAGCATATTTTGGGTGATGAAGAAAATCTAAATAGAATTCCCGCAAAAATAAGAAAGGCTAAAAATTTGCCGTTGCTGTTGGAAACTGCGGTGGAACTTGCAAGGCGAAAAGCAGTTATAGAACCGGGACTTATTTCTGCACAGGGATATATGGGGAGAGTGCAATATTTACTTCCGATATATTTTACTAAAATGAATAAGCCGGATTTGGCAATGACACTGACAGTTATGGACGGATACTATTTAGGAAACACTTGTCTGACCCTTGAAATGGCATATCTCAATGCTCGGGCAATAGCCAAACCGTCAGCGCCATGGCTTTTGGAGCTTATAAAATAATAAAAAAACATAATGCTTGGTAAACAGTTCTTTTCTGAAATGTTTACCAAGCCTTTTTTTATTATCAATAAAAAGGAGTATTTTATATGAAAACTTAATTCAGAGCCGAATGGCATGCATAAAAAAATGCGAGTTTTTTCGGCTTGTTAGAGTGCCGTTTTTCTTGCGGAAAGGCGGCACTTTTTATGAAAATTAAATATGAGTTTGCGGACGGAGATGTGGAAGTTGATGTTCCTAATGAATGGGCGAGTATTCTGGTGGAACTGGACAGACTGGAGAGGAATAATGATAAGAAGGAAAGACGCAGGCACTATTCACTTGATTCGTGTGTATATGAAGGAATTGTTTATGCATCGGAGGACAAAAATCTTACGGCAATTTTTGAAACAGACAGTAAGTTCGGGAGATTAACAGAAGCGATAAAATATCTTTCGGACAAGCAGAAGTCACTTATAAAGGCTGTATATTTTGACGGAATGTCTGTAAGTGATTATGCGAAACATATGGGGATAAGTCAGTCGGCAGTATCACAGCAGTTAAAAACAATTTATAAAAAGCTGAAAAAGTTTTTATAAAAAACCTTATATTTCAGTGTTTTTGTGTCCGTATAGTGAAGGGTATAAAAAAATTAGCCTTTCGGAAAGGACATTTAACTATGAAACATACATTAACAATCAGTGTTTCAAAGAAACCGAGAGCGGACAGTATTGTGAATTTCCGCAGTATATCAATAAGGGAGAGATTTCTCCGTCTTTTGTTTGGCATACCGTGTAAGATGACAATACTTGTTCCGGGTGACAGTGTAGAGAAACTTTCGATATGTGAAGTGAACAAGGAGGGGAGAAGATGAGCAGAACGAAACTTTTGCTTGACGTTGTAAGCGATATGCGTTCGCTTGCGGACAGTTTGGAAACCATGGCAAATGCCGTGGCAGGCAATGACGGCGTATCAAAGGAAAAACAAGCGGATAAGCCGAGCGTTACACATGAAATGCTACGTGAACTTGCGGTTAAATTGTCACGAAACGGTAAGCGTGAGGAAATAAAACAGCTTATTGAAAAATACGGAGTAAAGAATATTACTGCTGTTGCAGAATCAGACCTTGATTCATTTTATGCAGATTTACAGCAGATGGAGGTATCTTGATATGCCACCGTTAAATCATGCTGTACTTTCTGCGTCATCGGCATATCGTTGGCTGGAATGTCCGCCGTCGGCACTGGCAACAGCAGATATTCCGGACGAAACAACAATATATGCACAGGAAGGTTCGGCAGCTCATGAGATGGCGGAATATAAAATCAGGTGGCATTTAGGTGAAAAGGACCTTGCACCTCCGAATATCGGAAACTTCCATGCAGAAGAAATCGACAGATATACAGACAGCTATGCGTATTATGCGACAGATAAAATCGAAACAATAAGAAAAATATGTCCCGACGCAATAGTTATGGTAGAACAAAGACTTGACTTTTCAAATTATGTTAAGGACGGCTTCGGTACGGGTGACCTTGTTATAGTTGCAGATGATGTAATGCAGGTTATAGATTTTAAGTACGGCAAAGGCGTAACGGTATCGGCAGAGCACAATCCGCAGATGATGTTGTATGCATTGGGTGCACTTAATCTTTACGATTATCTGTATGATATCAAGACAGTGAAAACAGCCATTGTTCAGCCAAGACTTGATAATATTTCTGAATGGGAGATTTCTGTTGATGAACTTCTGGAATGGGCGGAGAATACACTGAAACCGATAGCCGAACTTGCCGCAAAAGGCGAGGGCGAATTTAAAGCGGGAAATCATTGCCGATTCTGCAAATTAAGAGCTGTATGCAGAAAACGTGCAGAACTTATGCTTGAAACAGCGGAATATGAGTTTAAAGACCCCGCGGAACTTAATGATGATGAAATATTGCACATACTGACGATAGCGGACGACCTGTCAAAATGGGCAGAAGATGTATATTCTTATGCACAGGCGAAAGCTATAAATGAGGGGAAAAGCTGGAGCGGATTTAAAATAGTCGAGGGACGTTCCAAACGACAGTATGCGGACGAAAACAAGATTGCAGAGGTTTGCCGAAATAACGGTTATACCATGTCACAGATATATAAAAGCACGCTTATAGGTATAACTGATATGGAAAAGCTTATGGGCAGAAAAATTTTTAAAGAACTGCTCGGTGACTATATCATAAAACCGAAAGGCAGACTGACACTTGTACCGGAAACTGATAAGAGAGAAGAAGTACATACATTGGGTGAGTTTAGAAAGGAATTTTAATATGGCACATTTAGTAACGGGTAAGGTCAGATTGTCATATGAACATATATGGGAGCCTGCATCTATTAACGACAGTGATGAAAAGTACAGTGTTTCTTTGATTATACCAAAGTCTGATACAAAGACGGTAAAAGATATTCAAAACGCAGTCGAACAGGCAAAGCAGGACGGCAAAGCAAAGTTCGGAGGAAGAATACCTGCGAATTTGAAACTGCCTCTTCGTGACGGTGATATTGAACGTCCTGATGATGAGGCATATAAAGACTGCTATTTCATAAACTGCAATTCAAAAGATAAACCGCAGATTGTGGATAAGAATGTACAGCCTATTTTAGACAGAAATGAGGTTTACAGCGGATGTTATGCAAGAGTGTCAATATCTCTTTATCCGTTTAATACAAACGGAAATAAAGGAATTGCGTGCGGACTTGGCAATATACAGAAGATTGCAGACGGAGAACCGCTTGGCGGACGTACCAGAGCAGAGGACGATTTTGAAGCATATGATGAAGAAGATGATTTCTTAAATTAAGGTGAATTGGAGATGTATGCAAAAAAAGAACACCTCGTAAGATGTTCTTAAATAATATGCTGTTGAAGCCATTGAAGAATATCAGAATCAGACTGAGTTCCTGACGCAACTGATAAAATAAGTTCAATCAATTCGGTATCAGTGTACTTTAAATCAATGTCGTTTATTGCAAGAAATACAAGCATTGCGTGAGTACCGATTCGCTTATTACCATCTACAAACGGATGATTTTTTACAAGTCCAAAACATAGGCGAGAGGCTTTATCCAATAAAGTCGGATACAGTTCCTCTCCACCGTATGTTTGGAATGGTGTATTGATAGCTGATTCTAAAAGAGAATCATCGCGTATATCAAGTGAACCTCCGAATTCTTTCACAAGCTGTGAATGTAATAATAAAATTTGTTCTTTAGTAAGGATTTTCATTTTGCAAGTTCCTCATATACGGCCTTATTACGAGTAATTAATTTTTCTGATATAGCTAATACATCATCAGTTTGTGCTGATAATTGTTCATCAGCTTGATTGAATTCTAAAATTAGATAGCGAGGTGAGTTGTTTTTTAGAATTACAGCAGAACCGTACTGGTCAACAAGTCTTGCTACTTTAGAAAAGTTTTGATTGGCTTCGGAAATAGAAACCATTGTTTTGGTATTAACATTCATATTGCATACCTCCATTTCTTTTATATAAATATTATATTCTTATTTTAGGATAAAGTCAACCTAAAATTTAATGGTAAATGGTGAGAACTATGAAAAAATTAAGCTGTGATATTGAAACCTTTTCTGACGTAGACCTTATAAGGTGCGGAGTATATAAGTATGCGGACTCTCCTAATTTTGAGATGTTACTGTTTGCATATGCTGTTGATGACGGTGATGTTCATATAATTGACATTGCAGGCGGTGAAGAACTTCCGGAGGAAATAATACAGGCTATAAAATCAGATACCGTTGTGAAAACGGCATATAACGCACAATTTGAACGTGTGTGTCTGTCAAGGTATCTTAAGCTTCCCGAGGGAGAATATCTTAATCCTCAGTCTTGGTACTGCACAGCTGTGCAGGCTGCGGAACTGGCACTGCCTTTGTCGCTTGCCGATGTCGGAAGTGTACTCGGATTAGAGAGGCAGAAGATGACGGAGGGCAAGGAGTTAATTAAGTATTTCTGTGTACCGTGCAAGCCGACAAAATCAAACGGAAACCGTACCCGAAACAGACCGTGTCACGATATAAACAAGTGGGAAACATTCAAAAAATACTGTATGCGTGATGTAGACGTTGAACGTCAGATTGCCGATAAACTTAAAATGTATCCTATAAGTGATGAGGAACATCGACTATATGTTCTCGACCAAATAATAAACGACAGAGGGGTATTAGTTGACAGTGAATTGGCTGAGCAGGCGGTAAAGCTTAATTCAATACAGACGGCTGTGGCGGTTGAACAGGCATATATGATAACGGGACTTGAAAATCCTAATTCAGTAACGCAGTTAAAACAGTGGCTCAAGGAAAAGGGTGTGGAAATTGAAAGTCTGTCAAAAAAGTCTGTTAAAAGTCTGGCAGATGAAACAGACGGAGATGTCAGTGAAATGCTGAAACTCCGTCTGCTTATGGCGAAAACGTCCGTCAAGAAATATGAGGCTGTAATACGCAGTGTGTGCAGCGATAACCGTGTACACGGAATGATGCGTTTCTGCGGTGCAAACAGAACGGGAAGATGGTCCGGTAACATTCTGCAGCCGCAAAACCTGCCTCAGAACCATCTGCCGGACTTAACACTTGCAAGGGATATTGTAAAGGACGGAGATTTTGAGATGCTTGACATGATGTTCGGAAACGTACCGAATGTCCTATCGGAACTTATAAGAACCGTTCTCATTCCAAAACCAAACCATAGATTTATTGTCGCAGACTTTTCGGCTATTGAGGCTCGTGTGCTTGCTTGGATAGCAGGAGAGCAGTGGCGAATAGATACATTCAAAAACGGCGGTGATATTTACTGTGCGTCCGCAAGTAAGATGTTTAAAGTGCCGGTGGAGAAACACGGAGTAAACGGCGAACTGCGTCAAAAGGGGAAAATATCAGAACTTGCTTGCATAGCAGAAGGTCAACTTGTGCTGACGGATGCGGGACTTATACCAATAGAAAAAATTACACTTGAACATAAACTGTGGGATGGTGAAGAGTGGGTATCACATGATGGAGTTATATATAAAGGTGAGCAAGAGGTGATTACATATGATGGACTTACAGCTACCAAAGAACACCTTGTTTGGGTTAAAGGGGAACAGAAGCCGATACAGTTTGGAGTCGCTGCCTCCTGCGGTGCATATATCATTCAAACCGGAAATGATAGGTCAGCAATTCGGCTGGGTGAAAGTAATCTCAGCAGAAAAAAGATGGAATGCGTCATGGAACCATTGTTATGTATTAACGCAATGTATAGGATGTGGTGCAATTCAGTGGCAGCTTTTATCAAATCTGCAAAGGGGAAAATCAAAAGGTTGTCAAAGCTGTTCTCAGCCACGGCAAATTCCGTTGTGGCTGGAGAAGAGACTAACGGCAGCAAAGCAACGGTGCGAAAATCCACAGGACAAGGGTTATCACAATTATGGCGCAAGAGGAATAAAATTCGAATTTTCAAGTGTTACAGAGGCAGGATTGTATTTAATCAAAAAATATGGTCTGCCGAAGCGGGAGTTGAAAATAGACCGTATAGACAACAATGGAAGTTATGCACGAGACAATATTCGGTTTGTAACACATACGGAAAACAATTCAAACAAACGGTGTACCGTATTAAGTCGTTTTTCACAGAAATATTGGCCTTATGTAAGAAGTGTGGTAATTCGGAAGTTATCAGACGGATTAAGTCGCAAAGAGATTATACAAGATGCGGAAACGGCAGTATTCGAGAAACGAAAAAATTGGCGGTTAATTCAGGCAAGGTTAGAGTTTATGACATACGAAATGCCGGAAGACATCATCGTTTTACCGTATCGGGAAAACTCGTCCACAACTGCGGTTACGGCGGCTCAGTCGGTGCGTTAAAGAATATGGGTGCTGTTGAGATGGGAGTGCAGGAGAATGAACTTCAGGGCTTAATTAACGATTGGAGAAATGCCAATCCGCATATTGTACGTTTTTGGTACGAAGTCGGCAATGCGGCAATGAAAGCAATAAAAGAAAAAACAACCGTTCCGTTAGGAAAACTTGTGTTTGCGTATGAACGGGGGATATTATTCATACGTCTGCCAAGCGGAAGACGGCTGTCATATATAAAACCTCGAATCGGTACAAATAGGTTCGGCGGTGACAGCATTACATATATGGGGATAAACTCCGCAAAGAAGTGGGACAGACTTGAAACTTTCGGCGGTAAGCTGACAGAGAATATCGTACAAGGGACTGCAAGAGATTTGCTTGCAAATGCACTGATAAATGCGGCAAATGCGGGATATGATACTGTTTTTCACGTTCATGATGAAATTATATGTGAAGTTCCGAACGGTTACGGTTCGGTTGACGAACTGTGCAAGCTGATGTGTATAAAACCCGAATGGGCGGACGGACTTCCGCTTAATGCTGACGGTTTTGAATGTGAGTATTATAAAAAGGAATAACAAAAATGCAAAAGAAAATAAATTTAAAGGGGTACGATTATGAAAATAAGATGTTTGGATAAAAAAGACTGCTTTGCTAATGCAGACGGTTATTGTATTTGCTTAACGAATAATGATTTCGGAGGAAGAAGATGTTCGTTTTATAAGACAAAGACGAAAGCTGCGACAGAACGCAAAAAAGTTGAGAAACAATTAAAACGAAATGGAAAAACGGGATTAATAGACATGTATAACGGGAGGGGACAATGAAAATATCTGTCGGGAACAGCCGTACATCAAGAGCGTGGAAGATTAAAGAATTTTCGTGGGAGAAATTTGTTCAGAAGTGTTCTCAGACAATACGAACGGCTGAAACGGTGCAGGAATATCGTAAACTTCCCAAAGGTCAGCAGGATAATATCAAAGATGTGGGCGGATTTGTCGGAGGTGAACTTCGCAGCGGTCTAAGGAGAAAAGATACTGTGATTAACCGATGTCTGCTCACTCTTGATGCGGATTACGCAGACGAGGACTTTTGGGAGCAGATTGAACTGTTCTTTAATTTCAAATGCCTGATATATTCTACACACAAGCATACTGCACAAACACCGAGATTTAGGCTTATTATCCCTCTGTCACGTCCTGTTACGGCAGATGAATATACGGCGGTCGCACGCAGAATAGCGGCAGATATAGGCATAGAACAGTTTGACGATACAACGTATCAGCCGCATAGACTTATGTATTGGCCGTCAACATCTTCTGACGGTGAGTTTGTATTTCAGCACCGTGACGGTGAAGAAATAGATGCGGACGCAGTGCTTGCACGTTATAAAGACTGGCATGATACTTCTGAATATCCTGTTTCGTCAAGACAGAAAAAAATTGTATCACACGCATTGAAGAAACAGGCAGACCCTCTGACAAAGCAGGGAATAGTAGGTGCATTTTGCCGTGCATATACGATACAGGACGCAATAAGCACATTACTTTCAGATGTATATGAACCAAGCAGTCTGGACGGTCGTTATGATTATATCCCCGCCGATTCCGTAGCCGGAGTAATAGTGTATAATGACAAGTTTGCATACTCTCATCACGCAACAGACCCTGCCTGCGGTAAGCTGTGCAACAGCTTTGATTTGGTGCGGATACATAAGTTTTCATATCTTGACAAAGATGAAACCGACAGTGAGAAATCAGCCTCATTTAAAGCAATGACAGACTTTGCAATGCAGGACGGCAGAGTTAAAGAACAGACACTGACGGATAAAGAAAAGGCTGTGTATGAGGAGTTTTCTGTGATTAATGACAATGACAATACATCGTGGCATAAGTATTTGTCTGTGAATAAGCACGGTGACGTAGAAAACAGCATACAAAATCTTACGATAATACTTCAGAACGATCCGAAACTAAAGGGAATAGTTTTTAACGAACTGTCGGACTGTATAGAAATTAACGGTGATGTACCATGGCAGCACCCGTCTAAGTATTGGCGGGACGCTGATGACGCACAGCTGCTTACATATCTTACATACAGCTACGGTAAATTCACAAGAGTGAATTATGATGTGGCACTTGCAAAAGTTGTTGATGACCGTTCGTTCCATCCGATACGGCAGTATCTTGACGGTCTGCCGAAGTGGGATAAGCAGAAACGTGTAGATACGCTTTTAACGGATTACCTTGGTGCAGAGGACAATCCATACACTCGTGCGGTTATCCGTAAAACACTATGCGGAGCGGTAGCAAGAGTAATGGTGCCGGGAATAAAGTTTGACACTATGCTTGTACTGTCAGGACCGCAGGGGATTGGAAAAAGCACGATTATATCCAAGCTTTGCGGTGAGTGGTTTAATGATTCTCTATTGCTGTCGGATACAAAGGATAAAACGGCGGCTGAAAAACTGCAGGGATTTTGGATACTTGAAATAGGCGAGCTTGCAGGGCTTAAGAAAACGGAAATTGAAACACTTAGAGGCTTTATATCAAGGCAGAATGATGTGTTTCGTGCCTCATTCGGAAGACGTGCAACACCGCATTTAAGGCAGTGTATTTTTATCGGAACTACAAATGCCGAACATGGGTATCTGCGTGATACTACGGGAAATCGCCGTTTTTTCCCTGTTAAGGTGTCAGGTAATTCAAAGAAAAAGCCGTGGCAGTTATCACAGAGTGATATGGATCAAATTTGGGCGGAGGTGCTTGTGTATTACAAGCGGGGCGAACCGCTTATTCTTGATGAGCAGACGGAGAAACTTGCTAAGAAACTTCAGCGTGAGGCTATGGAAACAGACGAACGTGAGGGTATGGTGCGTGAATACCTTGAAACATTGCTGCCTGTAAATTGGAATGAAATGTCCTTGTATGAACGTCGGAATTTTCTTGACGGAAGTGAATTCGGAGAGGTGAATATTAAAGGGGAAATAAAGCGTCAGAAGGTATGCAATATGGAAATATGGTGTGAATGTTTCGGTAAGGCGAAAGCGGATTTGAAAAGGATTGACGCAAATGCCATATCTGCCATTATGGCAAAAATAGAGGGCTGGCAGAAGATGAGCAAAAAGAGCCGTTTCGGAATTTATGGAGCGGCAGCAGGTTACGAAAGGACAGAGGTATAGACTTCTATATCTGTTTTGTGTTCCGATGTATCCGAAAAGTTCCGTAAAAAAGCTTGGTTCGGAACACTAAAAAACGGCATAAAACCTATATAAATTAAAGGTAATGTTCCGATGCTACCTAAAAAGTTATATAGATTATATATTATTATATTAAAAATTACGCACATATATATACGCGCGTAGGATATAGGGAACGGAAGGAACTTCGGAACTTGTATGGGAGGTAAAATGCGTGAGAAGGAGATAGAAAAAATGCTTGTGAATGCAGTGAAAATACACGGAGGTCTTGCACTGAAATTTGTATCGCCGAACTTTAACGGTATGCCCGACAGATTGATTTTGCTGCCTTTCGGAAAAATTGCATTTGCAGAGATGAAAGCACCAGGACGGAAAATGAGGAGCATACAGATAAAGCGAAAAAGGCAATTAGAAGCATTAGGGTTTTTGGTGTATTGCATTGACGGCATAGAGCAAATCGGAGGTGTGCTTGATGAAATTGAACAGAGATGATTTGCATGAGTATCAAAAGTACGGTGTTGATTTTATAATAAACAATCCGATTTCGGCACTTATGCTGGAATGCGGTCTTGGCAAGACGATAACAACACTCACAGCTGTAAGTGACCTCATGTATGATTATTTTGAGATTTCAAAAGTCCTTATAATAGCTCCTCTCAGAGTTGGACTGTCGGTATGGAAACAGGAGTGTGACAAATGGGAACAGTTAAAATACCTGAGATGTTCAATAGCAATCGGCAGTGCGGACGAAAGGGAAAAAGCCTTAAAAGCAGACGCAGACATTTATATCATAAACCGTGGCTTGTAAATAGCGGTCACATTGATTTTGATATGGTTGTGATAGACGAACTCAGTTCGTTTAAATCCCATCAAAGCAAACGGTTTAAAGCACTGCGTAAGGTCAGACCTAAGTTTGACAGAATTGTAGGTCTGACCGGAACACCTGCACCTAACGGCTTGATTGATTTGTGGGCTGAGATAAATCTGCTGGATATGGGAGAAAGGCTCGGAAGATATATAACAGGTTTTCGTGATGAATATTTCAAACCGGATAAACGAAACGGTGCGATTGTGTATTCATACAAGCCGTTGGTTAATGCAGAAAAAAGGATATATGAGAAAATATCGGATATATGTATTTCGATGAAAGCAACGGATTATATCAAAATGCCTGAAAGAATAGACAATATTTACGAAGTTGAGATGAACGATAAAGAGATGAAACTTTATCGGAAACTTGAAAAGGAAATGTTTCTGCCGTTTGCCGACGGTGATATTGATGCAGTGAATACGGCGAGTCTCAGCAATAAACTGCTGCAGCTTGCAAACGGTGCGGTTTATGATGAAAACCAAAATGTGAAGAAAATACATAATCGTAAACTTGAAGCTTTGGAGGATTTAATTGAGGCGTCAAACGGAAAGAGCATACTTGTTTATTACGGCTATAAGCACGATAAGGACAGAATAGCAGAAAAATTTAATATCCGTGAGATAAAAACGGAACGGGATATATGCGATTGGAATAACGGTAAAATACAAATTGCGTTGGCACATCCGGCAAGCTGCGGACACGGACTGAATTTGCAGAAAGGCGGAAGCACGATTATATGGTTCGGACTGACGTGGAGTTTGGAGCTGTATCAGCAGGCGAATGCAAGACTTTATAGGCAGGGACAGAACAACACGGTAGTTGTTCATCATATTGTGACCAAAGGTACGGTTGATGAAGATGTGATGACGGCTTTAAATGATAAAGACATGGGACAGGCTTCTTTGATGGAGGCTATAAAAGCAAGGATGGAGGGAATATACAAATGACGGCAAAGGAATATTTAAGTCAGCTTATAACAATGGATAATGCGATAAACAGAAAACAACAGCGTCTTATGACACTTCGTGATGTTGCAATGAATACCACTCCGAATTACAGCGGAGAAACAGTTCAGCATACACGGAATAAAAATCCGCTTGAAAATATAATGACAAAGATAATCGATATTGACCGTGATATTGACAGAGATATTGATGAACTTGTCGATTTTAAAGCAGAAGTATGGGAAAAGCTTGATAAAATCGCAGATGAAAGATATAAACGGATTTTGTGGCTTAGATATGCCGACCGTAAAACGTGGAGATATATTGCGTTGGAACTTAATTTTACAATACGGTATATTCATAAAATGCACTTGAAAGCTTTGGCTGAACTTGATAAAATCATATAAAAAGAAAATTGGACACTATAGTTCACGCAAGTTCACTTCAGTTCACTCTTGAACATCGTAAAAAAGTGTGTTATGCTATAATCGCGAGAGAAGAATAAACAGAGAGATGATATGTAACAGTCGGCTTTGTGTATTGTTCCAATAATTGAGGTTGTATTATTCCGATACACTTGATATTATTCCGATAATACGGTATTGCAGGGAAGATTAGAAATAAATATTTAAGACTTGAAAGTGAAAAGTTATACAAAGAAGGATGTTTCCTATACGGAGCGTCCTTTTTTCGTTGGAGGAAAGAATATGCCATATAGACCAAAGAAACCATGCAGACATCCGGGCTGTGCAAATTTAACTGACGGAAGATATTGTGAGGAACATATATCATGTCACCCTGAAGTTACTCGCTCAGCCACAAAGCGTGGATACGGAAGTAAATGGAGAACATCAAGTAAGGCATATCTTAGAGAACATCCTCTGTGCGAGATTTGTAAGAGGAACGGGAAATACGTTCAAGCTACGGTGGTTGACCATATCAAACCGCACAGAGGTGATAATAAATTGTTTTGGGATAAAAGCAACTGGCAGAGCCTTTGTAAGAGCTGTCATGATAAAAAAACGGGACGGTTTGACAGTAAACCTACATACAGTTACTGAAATCGTCCCGATATTTATTTGTCGAACAAATCGCTGTGTGTTCCTGTTCTTTGCAGTGTAAGAACAAGAATGTTTTTTTCAATGCGATACATCAACAGCCAATCCGGTTGAATATGACATTCACGGTAATCCTTGAGATTGCCTGTTAACTGATGGTCATTGTATTCTTCCGGCAATGTCTGTCCTGCGGCAAGCATACGAATTACATCGTCAAGAAGCTCAATGTTTAGGTTGCGCTTGATTGCGAGTTTGTAGTCTTTTTTAAATCTGGAAGTCCAGATGACTTTTAGATTCATGACTTCAACTCCTTTAGAGCGTCTTCAACATCATATGCCTTTAAATTGGGATCGCGCAACATACGCTCGGTTTCAAGCATTGCCGCCACTGTTTCTGAGTTGGGTGTGTTTATAGTTATGTCGAACGGAATACGTCCTTCGCGTACTGACTGACGCAGAAAAATGTTAAACGCTGTGGTCATATTCATACCAAGCTGAGAAAACAGTGTATCGGCTTGAGCTTTCAAGTCGCTGTCAATGCGAAAACTTACATTTGATATGTTAGCCATGTAAAATCACTCCTTCCGTTGATTGTAGTATTATTATAACATATTAGACTGCTAATATCAAGCTAATAAAACGCAATCAGCAGTTTAATATATAAATATTATATGCAATTATAATAAAGATATCATAGGCAGCGAAGCAAATAAAAAATATATAATCGGTTAAAGGTTTACAATCCCGAATGAACAAATAATCGGGCATTTTATGGGTACACTCTCCCCAAGGGGCTATATAATCTTAAAAAAATGGGTGAGCGTAGACCGTTGCCCCCATTTACGCAAATTTTCGCAAAATTAAGCAAGGGGGCCTAAAAACGGTCACATTAAAATTATCGCATAACTAAATATACACTTGCATTATTGCATACTTGAAATCGTCCTCAAGTGTGCATTTTTTATTGCTTTTTAATATAAAAAAGGTTCACAAAAATGTGAACCGATTATTATCAGGGTTACAAACGAAAATTCAATGAAGCTATTTGGTATTACAAAAGTAAATTGAACACTGACAATAAAATAATATAAAAACAGTAAAATCTTCATAAGCATTCCTCCTCCTAAAACGCGATTCTTTTCGTTTGCTCTGAACCACACTTGGTCTGGTGAGTCATAGAGGAGCTTAATAGATGACTCATAAATATTATATCACAACATTATGAAGATTTCAATTATTCGGCTGTTGTTTATTGAATTTTACTGATAGAGGAGAACAGTTTATGACCGAAGAACAGAAAATTAAAATTCGCAGAATGCGGCTTGACGGTAACGGATATAAGCATATTGCAAGTACACTTATTCTGCCGCTGAGTACAGTGAAATCATATTGTAAACGGAACGGACTTGTAGGCGTAGGACCAGTGGTGGCAATGAACAACGATGTATCTGTACAGCTTGGACTTATCTGTCGGAACTGCGGAAAACGGCTTAAGCATACAGCAGGCAAAAAAAGAAAAGTTTTTTGCTCGGACAAATGCAGAAAACAATATTGGAATCTACATAACGGAGGAAAAGTATGATTGAACATATAGAACCGAAAGCAACAGCAGACGGAGTTGCAGTGTATTGTGCTCACGATAAAATTGTCGATACGGACAGCTTGGTGGGCAATCCGAGAAATCCGAACAAGCACCCTAAAGAACAGATAACAGCATTGGCTAAAATCATAAAACGTCAAGGCTGGCGACATCCGATTGTAGTGTCAAACCGTTCCGGATTTGTGGTAAAAGGTCACGGAAGACTTCTTGCCGCAAAAGAAATCGGAGCAAAGCAAGTTCCCGTTGATTTTCAGGATTATGAAAGTGAAGCTTCGGAATATGCCGACCTTATGGCAGATAATAAAATACAGGAGTTTTCAGAACTTGATATGAAAATGTCTGCTGATATTTTACAAGATATAAAGGACAGCGGTGACATTGAACTTGAAATGTCTGCATTTACGGAAGAAGCACTTAATGAACTTCTCGCCAAATCGCAAGAGGGTGAAGTTAAAGAAGATGATGCAGATTTGACACCTCCGGAAAATCCGGTATCTGAACAAGGTGATATATGGCTTTTGGGAAAACACAGATTAATATGCGGTGACAGTACCAAATCGGAAACATATGAAAACTTGATGAATGGCAAAAAAGCAAATCTTGTTGTAACAGACCCGCCGTATAATGTTGCATACGAGGGCACAGCAGGTACTATTCAAAATGACAGCATGGAGGACGGAAAGTTTTATGAATTTCTGTTTTCAGCTTTTAAGTGTATGTATGATGTTTGTGCGGATGGTGCAAGTATTTATGTTTTTCATGCTGATAAGGAAAGTATAAATTTCAGAACGGCATTTCGTGATGCCGGATTTTTCTGTCATCAAACGTGTATATGGGTGAAAAATACACCCGTGCTCGGCAGATGTGATTATCAGTATTGTCATGAGCCTATACTTGTTGGATGGAAACCTACTGCCGGACATAAGTGGTACTCTGACAGAAAACAAAGAACGGTATGGAATTTTGACAAGCCGAAGAAATCGGAACTTCATCCGACAACAAAACCAATACCGCTTGTGGCATATCCGATACAAAATTCAAGTGTGGTCAATTCAGTTATTCTTGAACCGTTCGGCGGCAGCGGAAGTACATTGATTGCGTGCGAACAGACTGACCGTATATGTTATGCGATTGAGATTGATGAGAAGTTTGTAGATGTAATTGTAAGACGTTATGTGGATTTTAAAGAAAATTCAGATGACGTTTTTTTATTGCGTAACGGTGAAAAAATTCCGTACAGTGAGGTATTGACTAATGAGTAATTTAACACTTGGCTCATTATTTGACGGCAGCGGAGGTTTTCCTCTTGCCGGAATGATGGCTGGAATTACGCCTATATGGGCGAGTGAAATCGAACCATTTCCTATTCGGGTTACTACCAAGCGTATTCCGCATATGAAACACTACGGGGATATTTCAAAAATGAACGGCGGAAAGATTGAGCCGGTTGATATAATTACATTCGGGAGTCCTTGTCAAAACTTGTCTTTGGCAGGAAAACGTGAAGGGCTAAACGGTGAAAAATCATCAATGTTTTTTGAGGCGATTCGGGTTATAAAGGAAATGAGGGAGAGTACAAATGGAGAATATCCGAGATGGATTGTGTGGGAGAATGTGCCGGGAGCAATGTCAAGCTCAAAAGGACAGGATTTTAGGACAGTCCTTGAAGAAATCTGCAAAATCAAAGATGAAACCGTACATATTCCTATGCCTGAGAAGAAATGGACAACAGCCGGAGAAATTGTGGGAAATGATTATTCCGTTGCCTATCGAATACTCGATGCGCAATACTTCGGAGTCCCTCAAAGACGCAGAAGAATCTTTCTTGTCGCAGATTTTGCAGGAGAATGTGCCAGAAAAGTATTATTTGAGTCAGAGAGCGTGTTCGGGAATTTTAAGAAGAGCCTCTGCTCGTGGCAAGGAACTGCCGGAACTGCTGAAACGGGCATTGGAGAAACAGGCACAATATGTTTAAACGATCAAGGCGGAGAACGTATAGATGTGACGCAAGACAAAACAACTACATTGAGAGCACAGGCACATCATCCGCCGTGTGTAATGTTTGAAAATCACTCTCAAGATACAAGATATATAGGTCCGTTGGAAGTATCACAGACAGTGCTTGCAACTTTCGGAACGGGCGGTAATAATCAGCCGTTTGTCGTACATACACCAAAAACTTTAAAAATCAGATGCGGATGTGACGGCGGTGGTAAAGGTGCATTGATACAAGAAAATAAGTCGGCAACATTAAGCTGTAATAATGACCAGACCTTATTTGAACCGAAAGTGTACGGGATATGTTCAAACGATAGCAATTCGATGAAGTCTGACAATCCGAACAGCGGAATATATGCGGCAGATACTTCTCGCACCATTGACTGCGGAGGTGTAAATCCGTCATCTAATCAAGGAGGTATGGCTGTTGTTGTATTAAAGGGTTCAATGATTGGACGTAAGGAGAAAAACGGACCGAACGGCAGCGGATTTAATCAGGATACATCATTTACATTAAATACAGTTGACCGACATGCGGTTGCATACGGAATTGACCGTGCTGCATTTAATCAAGGACAAAATGCGTTATATGATTTTGCAATAGAAAAAGAGAAACAGCCGACAATGGTGGCAAAAGGTCCGGGAGCGGTAGCCGAACCTGCATATTCGGCAAGCAAGGCATCATTCTTTACAAGTGCCGAAAAAGAATGTGCAAATACACTTGTTGCAAGCGATTACAAAGACCCTCCGCTTGTAAATGATACAAACGGTACGGAATATATAGTAAGACGTCTGACACCTAAAGAATGTGCTCTGCTGCAAGGGTTCCCTGTATGGTGGTGTGACGGTTTGGAAACAGAAAATCCTACGGAAGAAGAAATTCAGAAATGGTCGGACATTTTTGAAAATCACAGAAAAGCACTTTGTAAAAGTACAAAACCGAAAACAAGAAATCAGATTATAAAGTGGCTTAAAAATCCTCATTCCGACAGTGCGGAATATACGATGTGGGGAAATGGTGTTGCACTTCCGTGCGTGTTCTATGTATTGAACGGAATTGCTCACTATGCTGAACTCACAAATTCTGTAACGTAATATTGTGTACTATACACCTTGATATATTTTCTGCATGACGGTAATATGTGCTTAACAAAAAAATAAAGGAGGATTGCCGTAATGGAAATTAAATATAATCTGACAGGAACGGAAAGAAAGGCTCTCGTGAAAACAGTTAGCAATATAATCGGAGAAAAGTTTAAATATCTTGGAGCACCGTCGTTTGCTTATCAAATTGGCGACGATTGTACAGTTACGAGTGACGGAACACTTAAAATTTCAAACGACACCGACAATGATAAGGTTGAGCATTTACTTGAAAAGCTGTATGAGTGCGGATATGAAACCGAGAATGATGAAAATGTTGATATTTCAGATACAAATAAAGATTTTAAAAGTGAAACAATAGGCTGTTCAATCGGACTGCCAATTGCAAAATTGTCCGATAAACCTTGTAACGATAAAATAATTGCGAATCTCAAAGCGATTATTGCGGGTAAAATGACTTTGTTTCAAAAAGCAGTAGGTACGGATAAGGAACTGAAAATTGAATGGAACAAGGATGAAATATGGTTTGACTGGTTTGACAATGTAATTCCTAATGAAAAGCTTGGAATATATATATCGCTTTTCAAAGCCCTTTACCAAATGGCAGAAAAAGCTGTAAGAGTGAATACAAAGGATAAGCCGGTCGACAACGAAAAATTTGCAATGCGTACATTCTTAAACCGTATAGGTTTATCAGGTATGGAATATAAACCGCTCCGTAAAGAACTGATGAGAAATCTCAGCGGTGACGGTGCATTTCGCTACGGCAGACCGGAGCGATGTAAGTAAGAAAGATAAACACGAACTCAATATACAGCCGTAATGTACACAAATTATAGTGTATATTATTGTGTACTAATCGTATTGATATAATCTCCGTATGACGGTAATATGTGTTACAAGAAAAGGGCAGAAAGCCTAAAAACGGAGGAAATACAATGAACGAGAAAACAAGAATTCAGATTGAGGAAATGAAAAGACAGACCATCGGTGTTGAGGTTGAAATGAACAACATTACAAGAGAAAATGCTGCGAGAATAGCCGCAGACTATTTCGGAACAGGCAGATACAAATATACAGCAGACAGAAACGGTTATTACACTTGGTCAGCTTGGGACACAGAGGGCAGAGAGTGGAAATTCCAAAGGGATGTAAGCATTGCAGGGGTTGACAGTGAGAAATGCGAATTGGTAACGCCGATTCTTAAATACGAAGATATTCCGCTTTTGCAGGAACTTATAAGAAGACTTAGAAAAGCGAAAGCCAAAAGCGATGCAACACGAGGATGCGGTGTACATATTCATATCGGTGCTAACGGACACACAGCACAGACACTCAGAAATCTTGCAAACATAATGGCAAGCCACGAAAGCCTCATAGCAAGTGCATTAAATATTTCACAGAGCAGAATAAACAATTACTGCAGAATGGTAAGTCCGAAATTTCTTGATAACCTTAACAGAAGAAAGCCAAGAACAATGTCGGAATTAGCGGATATTTGGTACACATCAAACGGTGCAAACTACGGCAGAACACAGCATTACAACGACAGCAGATACCATATGCTGAACCTACACGCAACTTTTACAAAAGGAACGGTTGAATTCAGACTTTTTCAATTCGATGCACCGTCCAACGGAAAACAAAACGGCTTACACGCAGGACAGTTAAAAAGCTACATTCAGCTTTGCCTTGCACTCAGTCAGATGGCAAAAACATTAAAGTCAGCAAGTCCGAAACCACAGCAGACTGAAAATCCTAAATACGCAATGAGAACATGGCTTTTAAGACTTGGATTTATCGGTGAAGAATTTGCAACGGCAAGAGAAATTCTTACAAAACACCTTGATGGAGATGCATCATTCAGAAACGGCAGAATGGCATAACCGAAGAAAACAGCCTCCTAAAACCTTAAAACTGCGACCGCATTAGGCGGTCTTAAGGTGGTAGAAGGGTGTTTCCTTCGGAAAGGATATGATAATAATGAAACGGCATTACTTAACTTACGGCAGTAACCTTTACATACCGCAAATGCGGTATCGCTGTCCGTCGGCACGGCTTATGGGAACTGCGGTTATAGAGAATTACAAGCTAATGTTCAAGAAAAGCAAGACGGGCTCTTATTTGACCGTTGAACCGAAACAAGGTGCGGAAGTCCCCGTTGCTGTGTGGCAGTTGACAACAGAGGACGAACGGTCGCTTGACCGCTACGAGGGGTATCCGAAATATTATTATAAAAAGGAATTTCAAGTAACGGTAACAGGAATTAAGACGGGCAAAAAACGTGAACGCACAGCATTTGCATATATATTGGACGAAAACAGACCGAGCGGTGTTCCGTCAATGAGTTATGTTATGACTTGTCTTTGGGGATACAGAAACTTCGGATTTGATTCAAAACAGTTGTTACACGCTATTGACGAAAGTAAAAAGGAGACAATGATATGAAGAAGTATGAAGATATAAAAACAGCCATATGTCCTAAATGCGGACAGGAATACACGGGCAGACCAGCATTATCAAGAGCAGATAACAAAACAATGATTTGTCCTGACTGCGGAATACATGAGGCTCTTGAAAATATCGGTGTAGGTAAAGAGGAGCAGAATGAAATACTTGAAATTATACACCGCAGTATGAGAGAGAAAGACAAATAATTCTGAAACAGTTACAGCCAACGGACGGTTTAAGCCGTCCTTATGGCAGTAGAAGCGGTATTACAAAAATCAACCGCTCAGAAAGGACGAAATATTATGAAAACAAAAATCTACGGAGCATACGGCTCAAACATTAATTTGGAACAGATGGCGTATAGATGTCCGCATGCTGAAGTGTACAAGGTGGGGTACATAAACGGCTATCGGCTCACATTCAGGAGCGGAGGCTTTGCCAACATTGAAAAATCTGAAGGAGACCGAGTGCCTGTTCTGCTTTGGGTTATTACAGAACAGTGCGAAAAGACACTTGACCATTATGAGGGTTATCCGAGCTTTTATATCAAGCAGAATATTTCTGTGGAAATTGATAACGGCGAAGATACGATTGAAGCGATGTTCTATGTTATGGACGATAAATACTGTCAAAAGATGCAGACACCGACAGAGTATTATTACGGAGGAATAGAACGCGGGTATAAATCTAACGGTATGCCCGTGGAGGAATTAAAGACGGCATTTGAACGCTGTATGGCGGAGGTGAATTGAGATGGATAATTTTTTTACACAGAAAAACTGTGACCGATGCGGAAAGTCTTTAAAAGACGGTAGAATTCAAAGTATGTTTAACAGCGAATGTATCTGTATGGACTGCAAGAAAAAAGAATGTGCCGATTCGGAATACAAAAAGGCACAAGATGCCGACATTGCGGAAATTCGTAAGGGAAACTATAACTTTAAGGGAATACGAGGGTAGTATATACACAAATAAAGGCTGTACTTTTTGTATAGTAATGGTATTGATAAAGTCCTCACATAACGGTAATATGTGTACAACAAAAAGATAAACAGACCGAGAAAACGGAGGAAAACAAAATGCTAAAATTAAAGAAACTTTACAGCCTTATCAACCGAAACGCAACAATAAAATTGGTTAATGAAAAACGTACAGACGTTTATTTCTGCGGAACAGTTAAAGATATTCCTGACCAATATGATTTATGGAAAGTAGTTGACCTTTTTGAACTAAACAGCTATGAATATGAGATTATGATTACAGAAAAATAAGAAAATACAATTTTTAAACCGCCTTAAATGGCGGTTTTTTGTATGAAAATTTTTAATGGCAAGAAATTTATACGAATGGAGGTGATACGCTTGGCACAGAGGGGCAGAAAGCCGAAACCAACGGCGGTAAAACAGCTTGAGGGTAATCCGGGCAAGAGGCAGTTAAACGCAAATGAGCCGAAACCTGCGGCTCGTGCACCGTCTTGTCCGAAATGGCTTGAAGATGATGCGAAAAAGGAATGGAGACGTCTTGCAAAACAGATGGAACAGCTCGGTATTCTAACAGAAGTTGATATGGCGGCTTTTGCGGGATATTGCCAAGCTTATGCACGTTGGAAAGAGGCAGAAGAATTTATATCAAGACACGGTGCTATTGTCAAAACTCCGAGCGGATATTGGCAGCAAGTGCCGCAGGTATCTATTGCTCAGCAGTATATGAAACAGATGAGCAAGTTCTGTGAACAGTTCGGTCTTACTCCTGCGTCAAGGTCAAGAATTGTAACAGACAGAGGCAATGACAGCAGTGATGACGCAATGGAACAGCTTCTTTCATTGGGCGGAGAGAAAAAGTAATGTATGACGAAAATAAAGCAAAACGTGCAGTTACATTTATAAATGCACTTAAACATACAAAAGGCAAATGGCGGGGTGTGCCTTTTGAATTGCTGCCGTGGCAGGATAAAATAATAAATGATGTGTTCGGTACGGTAAAGGAGAACGGATACAGACAATACAACACAGCATATGTTGAAATACCGAAGAAGATGGGTAAGTCAGAACTTGCAGCAGGAGTGGCGCTGTATCTTACATGCGGTGACGGTGAATGGGGTGCAGAAGTATACGGCTGTGCAAGTGACCGTCAGCAGGCAAGTATTGTGTTTGATGTGGCGGTGGATATGGTCGAACAATGTCCTGCTTTGAAAAAGAGAATTAAGCCTGTTATGTCAGTAAAAAGACTTGTGTATAAACCGACTAATTCATATTATCAAGTGCTGTCGAGCGAGGCTTTTACAAAACACGGTCTTAATGTTCACGGCGTAATATTTGATGAACTGCATTCACAGCCGAACCGTGAATTGTTTGATGTAATGACAAAAGGTTCAGGTGATGCACGAACACAGCCACTGTTCTTTCTTATAACTACTGCCGGAACAGACCGAAACAGCATATGTTTTGAACAGCACCAAAAGGCAGTTGACATTTTGGAAGGCAGAAAAATCGATCCGACATTTTATCCTGTTATATACGGAATCGAAGACACAGATGACTGGACGGATGAACGCAATTGGTATAAAGCAAATCCATCGCTGGGACATACAGTTGACATTGAAAAAGTCCGTGCCGCATTTTTGTCGGCAAAGGAAAATCCGGCTGAGGAAAATCTGTTCAGACAGCTCCGACTTAATCAGTGGGTTAAGCAGTCAACACGATGGATGCAGATGGAGAAATGGGATGCGTGTGATGAAGTAATAAATCTTGATACACTTATCGGAAGGGAATGCTATGCAGGTCTTGACCTTTCAACAACACTTGACCTTACCGCATTTGTTTTGGTGTTCCCTCCGAGAAACGATACAGAAAAATATATAATTGTACCGTATTTTTGGATACCGGAAGAAAATCTTCTTCAGCGTGTTCGACGTGATCATGTTCCGTATGATGTATGGAAAGCAAACGGATTTATACGAACAACAGAGGGGAATGTAGTTGACTACCGAAGAATAGAGGCTGACATAAAGGATATTGCAAGCAAGTACGTTGTGCGTGAAATAGCATATGACAGATATAATGCAACACAGATAATTCTTAATTTGCAGGATGAAGGATTGACGATGATACCTTTCGGACAAGGCTTTAAGGATATGTCACCTCCGACCAAGGAACTTTACTCGCTTGTTCTGAAAGAAAAGATTATACATAACAATCATCCTGTACTCAGATGGAATTTTGATAATGTATGCGTAGAAACAGACTCGGCAGAAAATATTAAACTTTCTAAGAAACACAGTACCGAACGTATAGACGGTGCGGTTGCAGCGGTAATGGCACTCGACAGAGCAGTTCGTAACGGCGGACAGCAGGGAAGTGTTTATGACAGCAGGGGTATTATTGTATTTTAGGATATAAGCATGAAAGAATCTCGTTAGAGGTGTTTTTTTATGGGAGGAAATATGGGGGTTATAAAATCAATATTCAAACCAAGAGACAAGCCTAAAAATCATGCGGGTGACAGTATCGGCGGAGGACGGTCGTTTCCGTTCGGCAGGGCGTGGTCGGGAAAGTCTGTGACGGAACGGTCGGCTATGCAGACAACGGCAGTATATGCGTGTGTTCGTATCATATCGGAAACGGTAGCAAGTCTGCCGATTCATCTTTATGAATACACGGACAGCGGAAAAGAGCGAGCCTTTACGCATCCGTTGTACAGACTTCTGCACGATATACCCAATCCCGAAATGAACAGTTTCATAATGCGTGAGGTTATGATGTCACATCTGCTTTTATGGGGGAATTCGTATTCACAGATTATCCGAAACGGTAAAGGTGAGGTTACGGCACTTTATCCGCTTATGCCGGAAAAGATGCGTATAGACAGAGGTGCGGACAGCAAAATATATTACACATATAACAGTGATAAGCAGGGGACATTTGTATTTCGCAAAGATGAAATTCTGCATATAGTCGGACTGGGATTTGACGGACTTGTGGGATACTCACCGATTGCTATGGCGAAGAATGCGATAGGACTTTCTATTGCTGCCGAAGAATACGGCTCAAGCTTTTTCTCAAACAGCGGTACACCAAGCGGAGTTTTGGAACATCCGGGAGTTTTGAAAGAGCCTGAAAAAGTTCGTGACGCATGGAATGACGCATACGGCGGAAGTTCAAATGCACACAAGGTTGCAGTGTTGGAAGAAGGAATGAAATTCAATCCGATTTCGATAAATCCTCATGAGGCACAGTTTCTCGAAACAAGAAAATTTCAAGTGAATGAAATATGCAGAATATTTCGTGTTCCTCCGCATATGATTGCCGATTTGGAAAAATCAAGTTTTAACAATATAGAACAGCAGTCGCTTGATTTTGTAACGAATACAATCCGGCCGTGGCTTGTGAGGATAGAGCAGACAATATTTCAGCAGCTTCTGACAGAAGAAGAACAGAAGAAATACTTCGTAAAATTCAATGTTGACGGACTTCTGCGAGGGGATTTTAAAAGCCGTATGAGCGGATATGCTATCGGCAGACAGAATGGGTGGTACAGTGCAAACGATATAAGGGAATTGGAGGATATGAATAAAATACCTAAAGAACTTGGCGGTGACAGATATTTGTGTAACGGCAATATGGTTGATATAAATAATGCCGGAAATTACAACAGCGGGGGTGAAAGTGAAAATGAGTAAATTTTGGAGGTTCAAGACTGTTAAAAACAAAATAGACGAAGAAAATGAAAGCACAGAAAATGTGCTTTTTTTAAATGGTGTAATTGCTGAAGAAAGCTGGTACAGCGATGATGTAACACCGAAAATGTTCCGTGATGAACTTAATCGGTACGACGGTGATATTACGGTATGGATAAACAGTCCGGGCGGTGACTGTTTTGCGGCAAGTGAAATATATACGGCACTGAAAGAACATAACGGCAAAATTACCGTTAAAATAAACGGCATTGCGGCAAGTGCGGCATCTGTAATTGCAATGGCTGGGGATATGGTTGAGATGTCTCCGACATCAATGATTATGATACATAATCCTTCAATGATGCTTTACGGACAGGCATCGGAACTTGAACAAGGTATTGATTTTCTTAACGAAGTAAAGGAATCAATTATAAATGCTTATCAGATAAAGACCGGACTGTCACGAAGTAAACTGTCACATTTGATGGACGGAGAAACATGGATGAATGCACATTCGGCACATGATATGGGGTTCTGCGACAAAATCCTATACGGCAGTGATGACAGCACTGATAATCAAGATATGATTTTTGACAAAACAACAATGGTGACCAATACCATTGCCGCAATGCGTAAGAAGCTTAAACCGATAGTCAAGCCGGAAGACTCCAAGTATTGTATTCCGTCAGAACAGTTTGAAACAAGATTAAATTTATTGAAATAATGGGGGTAATATAAATGGCATCAATAACTGATTTAAGACAAAAAAGGGCAGCATTATGGGAAAAGACAAAGAAATTTCTTGATAATGCAAAACGAGAAAACGATATGCTTTCGGCAGAGGACGTGGAAACATATGAAAAAATGGAGAGTGAAATTGTTGCTCTTGGCAAGGAGATTGACATTTTAGAACGTCAGGCAGAGATGGAAAAAAGACTGAATTCTCCTGTTAATACACCCGTTCTTGAAACACCTAAAACGAACGGTGATATAAAAACGGGCAGAGCAAGTGACGAATATAAGCAGGCGTTTTGGAAACTTATGAAGAATAATCAGCTGTCATATTCGGTACATGATACGTTGCAGATTGGTACTGACAGTGACGGCGGATATCTTGTTCCCGACGAATACGAGGCAGTTCTTATTGACAAACTTGCCGATGAAAACATTATGCGAGGATTAACTACAATCATAACAAGTGCAAACGGTGATAAAAAGATTCCGGTAGTTGCATCTCACGGTGAGGCTGTGTGGACAGATGAAGGCTCGGAATACACTGAAAGCGATGATGAGTTCGGAACTGTATCTCTTGGAGCTCATAAGCTAAGTACGATTATAAAAGTATCGGAAGAACTGCTCAATGACTCCGCATTTAATCTTGAAACATACATATCATCGGAATTTGCAAGAAGAATGGGTGCGGCAGAGGAATTGGCATTTATAAACGGCAACGGTACAGGAAAACCGACAGGTGTGTTAAATACAGCTGAAGTAGGGGTTACGTCTGCTGCGTCAAACGCAATTACGACAGATGAAATAATTGACCTATATCACAGTCTTAGAACACCGTATCGAAAGAATGCCGTATTTATATCAAGCGACAGTACAATAAAGGCTATAAGAAAACTTAAAGACAGTAACGGTCAGTATTTATGGCAGCCGGGTCTGCAGGCGGGACAGCCGGATACAATTCTTAACCGTCCGATACATACTTCTGCATATATGCCTGAGATAGAGTCCGGCAATAAGATATTGCTGTTTGGTGATTTATCATATTATTGGGTGGCTGACAGACAAGGACGTTCATTTCAAAGATTGAATGAACTTTTTGCAAAGAGCGGACAAGTCGGTTTCCGTGTATTCCAAAGATTGGACGGAAAGCTGATATTGCCTGAATCGGTTAAAACTGTTCAGATGAAATAATAGGAGGGTAAAATGAAAATAAAGATAACAACTTCATGCTCGGGTCTGACCTTCAGTTTTTCTGAAGGTCAGACTGTTGATGTTGACAAGAAAATAGGCGAAGATTTGGTTCAGTGCGGATTTGCGGAAGAAGTAAGGGACACAAAAACAACAAGAAGGGACACTAAATCTAAAACCGTGCAATCCAAAACGGAGGAAGAAGAAAGTGCTGACGATTGAAGAGGTTAAACAGTATCTGCATTTGGATTCTGACGCAGAGGACGACTATCTTCGAATACTCATTCTCTTAGCAGGGGAAATGTGTGAAAATTATACACGACTTGCAATGCCTGATGAACTGCCGGAAAGCTATAAACAAGCTATGCTTGTGTGTATAGGATATTTCTTTGAACAGCGTGACGGAACTAAAAACGGCGTACCAAGTATATTTTATACATTGCTGAGACCATACAGAAAGGCGGCATTTTAATGGACTTTTCAAAACTGCGTCATCGGGTTATATTTTTGAAACCGCTTGATAAAAGATTAAATTCAATGAATGAAAATGTACCTTTGTGGATTCCGTTCAAACCTAAGTTAAGCGGTGAGATTAATGCCGATGAAACTTCTGTGTGTGTGCTGACCGATAACAAAGGCAACGCATTATGGAAATCGGCAGGCGGCGGACAGCTGTATTCACATCAGCTTTCTTTGAATGAGTATGCCGTATGGGCAAATGTTTCTCCGATGTCGGGACGTGAGTACGAGGAGTCACAAAAACTGCGTGCAGAAACCACCTACAAAATTACAACAAGGTATTTTCCGAATATAACCGAGGATATGAAAATTATGTTCGGACTAAAGGTTCTTGATATTATTTCTGTTCTTAACATAGGCGAAAACAATACGGAATTGCAAATTGTTGCAAAGGAGAAAGACCGAAATGGCAAGGAATATTGATGTATTCGGATTTGACGAACTTGAAAAAGCTATGAAGCAATGCGAGAAGAATTATCCGAGTCAGGCAGACGCATTCCTTATGGCAGAAGGACGTGCCGTAAATAAGAGAACAAAATCACTTACACCGGTAAGGACAAAAAAACTACGCAACTCATGGAGAACGAAAAAAGTGAAACTGTATAAGGGCGGTAAAGTGAGAGTAGTGAGAGTTCAGTCAACAGCACCGCATGCTCATCTTATTGAACTCGGTCATAAGATTGTAAGCGGTGGCAGAACTCGGGGAAGAGGCAGAAAACTTAATCGTGTACAGCGTTCTGCAAGAGGCATTAAATCCGGCGGATATGTACAAGGCGATTTTATGCTTGAAAAATCAATGTCGGAGGCACAGGCAAAATTCAACTCGGGTGCAGAAAAACTGCTTGATAAGATAACAAAAGATATACAAATGTAGGAGCTAACTATATAAAAATCAAGTATTTTTTGAAAAAAATAAAATTTAGTTAGCTGAGAATGAACATTGAAAACATATAAATAATTGTGAATTTTGTGGCACGCTAAATAAACCCTCTGTGGAAGGTAATTCGCAAAAGGTAATTTATGTTAGGTTATACCAAAAGTTCTGGATTAAATGGTTGTCCTGTGCTTAAGATATGATAGATAACTCTTAAGAGTTTTCTGATACAGTGACCTTGAGCACATCTGTGACCTTTGCCTTCATTTAACTTTTTGGTGTAATAGGCATGGAAAACTTCGTTGTTACTGATAACAGGTAAAATAATCTGATACAAAGTTTTTCTAAGATATTTAGAGCCTTTCTTTGTAATGGCTGTATGCTGTGCCGTAAATTGACTGGATTCGTAGTGATATGGAGCAACACCTGCAAATTTGATGATTTGAGATGCCTTTGTATAATTGCAAATCTCTCCTAATTCTGATATAATAGAAGTACCGGAAAAATGTGATATTCCCGGTATGGTGAGGATAGGAGAGTTGTTTTTGAGGGAAAACTCTTCTATCCTTTTGTCTATCTCAGAAATTTGTTTTTTCAATAATTCAATTTGGCTTACAAGATGTCTGATTTGAATTTCTTCAGCGACAGAAGGTATGCCAATAGAAGACTTGGCAGTAAGTTTTAGTTGCTCAGCAGATAGGAAAATTCGTTTTCCTTTTCCTTTGAATTCAAAACATTTACGGATACTTCGTATATCAGCATTTGCAATTGCTTTGGCAGAAGAGAATATTTTTAAAATATTCATATATACAATCCCATATTTAGAATGAAACAGAGAGTTGAATTCGGGAAATACAATATCAATGCATTTTTGAAGACGATTTTTGTATGTGTTTAACTCTTCTTTCAGATTATGATGATGGCGGGTTAATTGTTTCTGCTCGTAGAGGTCAAAACGATTTAACTTTGTAACACGATAAGGTTTATTGCGGTGATTAGAGGAAATCACATCGCAGATGGTGAGAGAATCAAGAGGGTCGTTTTTAGTAATACCGCCTTGTAATTTTCTTGTAAGATCAGTGGTTGTAGGATTAATCAGGGCAACGGTATATCGTCTGTCAAGAAGATACTTAAGTAAGGCAAAGTGATAATGACCTGTATCTTCCATGCCGATAAGAAGTTCTGATTTAGTATAGTTGTTTAATTTTTGGATGAGAAACAAGAAACCTTC